TCTGCTACTTGACGCCATCCCGGTGTTGAACCACTATTGTAGTAGTATAAACCTTCGTTTGTTGAACCTGTTAAATATGTGATGAGACCTTGAGCAGGTGTGGATATATTGGAGGTGAGGTTTGTGCGTGGGGGAAGGAAACCTTGTGTAGTTGAATCTACCTGTAGCATTGAGCTGGTGTGCATAGCCATTCCACTGGCAATACTAGTAATTAATGCCCTATTTGAGAGTAAACCTAAAGATATCCTTCCACCTGTTGAACCTCCTGCTGCATAAATTGAGGCCCCAGTGACACCATTAACATCAATACCAATTGTACTTACAGCCCTTATCCCTGTAGCTGAACTAACATTAATTCCTATTGAATTATAATGTCCACCATTTGATACAGTTAATGTTGTTCCTCCTGTAGTATATGCGGCTGCAATTAAAGTATTATCTGTAAGTCTAAATGCGGTAGAACGGGCACTACCATTTACATCAAGTTTATAACCTGCGTCTGTGGTTGTACCTATAAGGACGTTACCTGCTAACCAAGTAGATGTTGTGGATGAATTACCTATCCAAGTTCTGTTTGAATCAGTTATTGATGCTCCTACTGCACCGGATCCGATAAATATATTATTTGTACCCGTTGTATTTGCATTCCCAGCATTATAACCAATAGCTGTATTGTTATTTCCCGTACTTACAAGCAAAGCACTAACACCCAATGCAGTATTATTAAGGCCACTTATGTTATCTCTCATTGCACCACTACCAATTGCAGTGTTATTACTTCCTATAGTTGTAGTCGCTAATGATTGGAATCCAACTCCTGTATTTGAAGTTGCTGTTGTATTTGAAATTAAGGTTTGAAATCCAAATGCGGTGTTTGTGTTTATTGAATTATTACCTCTACCCGCAGTTACTCCGTTAATTAAAGCGTCATTAACCACCCTCGCGGTACCATTAACGTCAAGTTTATAACCTGCATCTGTGGTTGTTCCAATACCTACGTTTCCATTTTGGAATAATCTAACAGCATTAGTAACAGATATTGTAGATAAATCTATACCTGCCCCACCATAAAGTTTTAGTAAATTGGAAGTTCCTTGTATATTAACATTACTAGCTAATCCAATTGCATAACCTTGCATTTGTATGCCATTACCATAAGTCCAAGTACCTCCATAATCAACATAAGTTCTTGCATTGTTTGCAAGTGTTTTTATTTCAAATGGGATTGCTGTTGATATGTTACTTTGTTCAATATATAAACCACCACTTGCTGTTGTAGATATAACAGATAATTGTTTAGGTGGGGTAGTAGTTCCAATCCCCACATTTCCAGAACTAGATACAAACATAAATGTACTAGAACCAGATGTAATTTGGAATGAACCTGTACCTAAGGATACAGAGGCAGTAACACTACCGGTAGCAATGTAATTTCCTCCGCCTACTCCAGTTCCGCCATTCAATGCATATGATGCGGTTAAAGCATAACTTGAAGAAATATTGTATATAGAACCTGTTTGTAATTGTCCTGCTTTGAATTGTCTCATTATGCCCAACGTCCTTTCACTACAATTGTGTCTTGTGCATCAATTGTGTATCCTAATATTCCAGTATCAAATACAATTGTTTGTAATGATACATCACTTGGTGTCCATGTATATACAACTTTATCTATGTATTGTCCATTAATATATACATCGAATTCATTTTTAGTTGCAACTGCATTGGTAACTGGGTTGACTGCTGCATATCCCGCTACTTGTACTGTTGAACCTACCGAATAAGTTGCAATTTTATCTGTTAAATTCGTTAAATATCCCATTGTAATTGCATTAATGGAAGTTGTTTGACCTCCGCTAGCTACAACTAAACTTCCACCACTTGCAACAAAACTTTGTGCTTGTAATACTTTAGATGAAACTGTGGTAGAACCAAATAAATCTCCGTCAATATCAACTACATTTACAAATGTAACTTTTTTAACGGAATATGCTTTTTTAATGGTACTTATGCGTGTTTCTTGTTCTGCTAGCAATGTTGCTTGAATTGTCAATGGAATTGTTGCTCTAACCAAACGATCTTCAGCAACTGTGTTTACAGTTTCAAATGATACCGAACCCATTATTGTTAGAAATTTATTGCCTTCATTTCCCCAAGCAAAACGATTATATGTTATAATCTGATCAATTAGATCATTTAATTGTGGAGTAAAGTCACACCAAATCATCAAATCATATTCCATCGTAACATAACGAGGAATATCAACTACATAAATTTTATCTGATGATTGCGGTTGGTTTTTTGGTATTGGAAACAATTCATCTTCATAGCGGTTGCGTTCATTGTATTTTGATTTATATACAAATGAATTTCCTGCAACTGCACGATTAACATCAATACCTTTGTGATTAGTATCTTCAGTAACTGAATTGCGTTTCAACATGATCATTGGTGATTGAAGCATTCCTTTTTCATCACGCATATATCCTAAACGTCGTACATTGTCCCATTTTTCACCATTAGCAAAAATTACAGGAACTGATAACAATTGTTCGTCTGCCGTTATTTGTGGTTGAATTTCATTTTCAATGTACCACTTAATTGCATAATCAATATCATACACACTGCGTTTAGCTGTGCGAATAACATCATCATCGCGTCGAGTTTGTTCTGCACGATTCAATATGAGATCAGGAGTCAACCCTTCCGTACGAACCGGATTGGGTTTATTCGTTTTTCGATCTATATTCTCTCTATTAAATCTAGGCATTAATGTCCTTTATATGCAGGAGAATTATTATTTCCTCCACGTCTTAAATTTTTAATTTGTGCTGCTGTCTGACGTGTTGCGTGTGAATCACATATTACTGAAACACTGTAACCGAATTGATCTCCATTTGGCCATGTGTCAGGATTTTTACCAGCAAAGTATTGATTTGCATCAACATTATCCAATTCATAATATTCATTATCCCAAAAGATGATATCACCAACTTCAGGATAAAAATCTGCTCGTTCCAATATGTCTCTTGATATTGCAAATTGTGCCGTACGATTATAGGTATGACCAAAATCATCCATTACAGCATTTTTAGTTTCTTTAGTAATAAGGCACGGAATTAATATGGAATCATAGTATGATTTTGATTGAGATTCGCCATATATATTTGATGCAGTTTTTCCAACAATCAATTTGAAAAATTCAATTTCTGTATCTATGATGGCATTGATCAATTCAGCATTAACTGCCGCTAAAAATCTTGCATCTCTCATTCCGCCAAAAAGTGCCATATTGTTTTCTCCTAACCAATGTATATTTTTAATGGAACTTTTCCTAGCATTTCATGCATCTGCGTTGCTTCTGCATTTTGCCGTGTCATCATTTGTTCTTTTGTTAATTTTTCTAAAAATTCTCGCAATTGTGCTATTAATTCTGTTTTTTCAGATTGACCTTGTGATACTAATTCTGAACCATTTAATGTTACTTCTCCGTTCGGAATAGGCACACTTGAATATTTATTGCGAATATATCCTAACATTTCTTTTGTTAAAGCAATACCGTATTTAATAATCCACGCACGCCCCATATCATTAATATTCCCGTAGGTTTGATATGTATATGGTATATTTGATGCGTCCGATATAACATTGTTTAAAAGTGCTGTATTGCCGAATAAAAGTGCTTCGTTATTTTTTTCGTGATCGAATACAAAATCAATCCAAATTTTAGTAAAATATGGTGATGCTATCGATGCACCTTGTCCCGTTGTTGGAACTGGCCATATCTTGATATCATCTCCATGTATTTCAAATGAATAATGTGATTTACGTACTTGATCATTAAACTCAATTGATTGCAAACGGAACAAGTCAGCATTAATTGGCATCATCATGAATGATACTGATGGAGAGAAACCTCCAAAGTTAAATGAATCAAGTAATTGTTGTGAACCTAAACCTGTTCCTACGAATGGGTCAAAGTATCTAACGATTGCTGGTGGTGGGTTATGAAGAACACGTTTTACTTCAATTGAAGATGTTGTTACATTGATTCCCATTGATGCAGATACTGCAGCACGTAAACTATATGTTTGTTGACCTGGTACCATATCTATTGCAATTTGATGCCATCTCAAGTTACCACCTGAATCTGCTTCAGACCCATATGCTTTTGAAAGTTTTGTAATATAGCCAAACGAGTTACCAATCAATGCACCAGTCAAACTAGAACCACTTAAGAATGCAGATGCTGTTTGAACACCTAATGTATTCATTAAATTGTTAACAATATTAACTTGATTTACTTGATTTGAATATTCAATTACTGCTGATTCGAATGCCGTATAAAAGTTAACTGCTTGCATTTCAACATCCATAATAGGATATCCTAAATGTTGTGCTGATGCTTTTGCAAATCGATCGGCATGGTTCTGGAAAACCAGATCACCATCAAAAAAGCCGAATGGTGTTGATCCAGTAGTAAACGAAGAACTTCCCGGCCAAATTGGCTTATTTTCACTGTAATCCATTATTTTCCTTTTTTAAATATAAATATCAATATCTTTCATTTAGAAGTTTTAAAATTTCATCTAAAGCTTCATGGCGATGATTATCTAGCAATATGATTTCATTGACCCATTTTGATTTTGTTAATTTAGGTACATCGTGCACTGCCGAATCATTTGTAAATTTTAAATCTACTTGATATCTATCACCTGTCAAAATCATGATACTACCTTTGCCTAGACGGGACAATACCATTTGTAATTGTTGTTTTGTTAAATTTTGGAATTCATCTACAATGCAAATTGCATTATCAAATGTACGACCTCGGAAGTGTGTCAATGAAACTAATTCAATGTTTTCTTCCTTTTCCATTTTTTCAAGTATCTCTGGCTTATTATATACTTTACGCATATTGCTACGCAATGGTACTAACCATGGTTCCATTTTTTCTTCTAATGAACCTGGTAAGAAACCATTATCTTCATTTGATACTGTTGGTCTTGTTATGATTATTTTATCTATTTGTCTTTTGAAAAACATGTCCAATGCAATTTGAACTGCTAACAATGTTTTTCCTGATCCTGCTTTCCCTAATACAAAATTAAAAGGAGCTCCGATGATTTTTGCTTTTGCTTGTTTTTGTTCTTCTGATAATGAAATTGAAAATTTAATATCAGTTTTCGGCGGAGTTTTCTCCTTGTTAGTTGTAGCCATTAATAACCTTTGATTAAATTAAAATAATTTTGTAAGCGTAGATTCTTGTAATGTCATATCCTTCAACGTTTCAATCTTACCTAAGCATGCTTTTCTAAGTGCTAAATAAGTTTGACGTGCCGGATGTGGTGTCATTACTTTGATTGTGATTAGTTCTTTATCAGGTCCTAAATCTTGTTCGATGTGAACCATTAATACTAAACTTATCGCTCTGATACGATCTAAAACATCAACTAAACGACCATCGTAACGGATGGTTGATTGCATTGAATACTTATTGTGTGGTACTGCCATGATATTCTTTTTATATAAATAGCGAATTAATCCAATTTAGAATCAATCCAATTTTCTAAATTTCTTACTTGGTCGCCCGTTGAAGCAGCTCCTCTAACTATGATTTGATATATTTTTCCATTGAATGGATTGCCTAAGCCACTACGAGCTCCAATAAATAAAGGTAAATTACCAAAATTACCACTTCCTGCATCTGTACCTGTCCATGTAATATTCGAACCTGATATTTGTATGCGATTCAATCTAGGAATCAATTCTAATTCTTTTGTTGCTTGTGATATATCAAATAATCCCATAATGATATCATCTCCATCAACTACATTGTTAATAGCTGCTCGAATTGTAGTTGTACCTCGTAAATATAAACTATGGTCTGTGATAGAACTAGGTGCACCTATTAAGAATGATCCATTAACTGCATTAACATCTGCTCCTAATTCTAATGCTACCGCTGCTGATGCTGAGCCTATTACGTGCAATCCAACACCTACTGTCATTTTATCAGTTGCAGTAAAGTTAATAGGTTGTGTAACTAATTGATCATTTACACCATCAAATGTAACATTGTAATTACCTTCCGTATCTCGTTGATATGTAGGACGTTGTCCTGCAATCGATTGTGTTGCGTGATTTCCATTGCCTGATTTATCCAACCATCTACCTACTGGTTGCCCTACTGCTGTTACGGGAATTGTTCCTGCTGCATCCTGGAATAACGTTGTTATATCATTTGCATCGAACCATGCACCTTTTTCAGCATTAGCAAAGTATAATGATGGCTGTATTAGTCCACCCACAGCATTCGCTGTTGCAATTCTAGCAGTTAACTCTTGGCGAAGAATTTCTTGATATTGTATCCATCGCTGGCGATTCGCTTCTTGGGTGTTACGATTCGGCTTCTTTGTTTCTTCCGCTAACTTTTCGCGATCTACTAAATTTTTAATAAGATCAGCTCTTCTAATAAAATTTCCATATTCATTCATACAATTATAAATATTCAGATAGTAAAAAAGGGTGACCGAAGCCACCCTCTCTTATTACCTTTAACTAATTAAATCGTTAAATAATTAATTCAATTAACTATTAAAGTGTATTTAATCCGTGAACGTATACTTTTCCGTAGAATTCTGGACGAACTACTTTCTTCGCGTAACGTGTCATAACACCTTTACGTGGAGTGAAGTTAACTGGATCATATACTAATG